TTCTTCTCAATCTCTCTGAATTTCATCATGGATTGGTCTGGAAAGGTATTCCCCCAGTCGCTGCATATGTACTCTGCCAGAGCAAATCGAAGGTATTCCAAGTAAAACGTATCAAAAGTAAGCGATAAGTCAGTAGTTAAATCAACACTATCAAACCCAAACTTACCCCATAGTTTCATTTGAAATACTTGGCTTGGAACGAAGTACAAATATACGGTACTACCTGCTAGGTCTCGCTCGACTCGGTAGCAGTACGGTAAACTTTGGATGGTATCAACCCGTGGTATTGCAAAGAATTCATCTCGGGTATTTTCTTGTAATGAAAAACGCACCGTTCCTAAGTTAAACGTTAGGCTGTCGGTGTAAACTAGATTCGGAATACTATAGGATTCTTGCCCTTGTACCGTATCAAAATCGTATTGTCTAAAATAGGGGATTAATCGTATATCGGAGCTTTTAAACCCAAGTAGCTGGTTCAGCAAGAAAAGCCCATCGGTAATTTGCTCGCCTGACACAGTTTGTAATCCACGCGCCACAATTTGAGACAAGTAATAAGATTTGGTAATCAGTTCTAGTGCTGTGTATGCCATGGGTAACTCCTTGGTGACGCCTGCATTACACAGGCGTCTGGATGTGCTTAGATGTTAAAGCCAAATCCTGCAACGTCAATTGCAACAGCATCTCCGCCACCAGCAGACCATAGATATTCAATCGATGGTGCGGCCGAGTTTAGGGAAGATAATACATATGCTGTATCACGCAACACAACAGCAGTTACTTGTGAGGTTGCTTGATATTGCGTACCAACAGCACCGTATGTTTTTAGTGTCAATGTACGGCTTGCAGCGGAAGGGGTCATTGCGAATTTAACCCAAACAGGTGTTAATTCTACAGCTGGTACGAATGTTGATAAATCAACAGCAGTATCAGTTGTAGCGGCACCGGCTGTGATTGCTGTAGCAATAGGCGCATCATACATAAATGTACGTTGTGAGCTATTACCAGCAGTCCAGTATCCTAAAAGGATGTCAGATGAACTATCACTAACAACATAACCAATCAATGCAAACGCACTGTATCCTAAAGGCATTGTTGGAGCTGTTGCTGACAATGAAACCATTGCGCTAATTGCTTGCTTGGAAACTGGATCTGCAACCAAATGAACAGCGTAAACGGTGCTTGCTGCAAATGTTCCTGTGTCAAGTCCACCTAAACCATTACCTGATACGTCTACGGCAATAGATGCGGAGCTTGTTAACTGATAAACACCTGTTGAATCTAAAATAGACCCAGCAGCGATATTGATGATGGTATCAGGTGCGGTACCGTCATTAGAGATTTGTAAACCGTTGGCATATGACCAAGGTTCTTGAGCAAACTGTACTGATGAAACTGGCATGATTATATCCTCATTTTAAGTTCTTATGATGCTCATCATGGTGGTATCTGCATAACCATCTTACCTCAAGTGGCTTGGCATAGTCATCATGGTGACCTTCTACTTTCATTTCTCCGCAAACTTCACAAGGCTCTTGTACAAGACGCCCTTTCCTTACAGCATACCGAGCTAACCCTCTAACTCTTCTTTTAAATCTTTCTTCCTCTGTAAAGAAAGGATGTTCTCTTTTCCACTTGGCTGATCGAGCATTCCCGCATTCCCTACAATAAGAAGGGTTCTTAGGCGCTCTCTCTTTTCCACAAGGACACAACCCGGTTTGATGCTTCTTGGTTATCCCCTTTGCCAAACGGGTTTCATTGTCCTTCTTCCGTCTGCAGGCATTGCAGTAGCCATAATCTTGGCGTTCCTTAATGCTTTTACAGTCATAACAGTAAAGACTTCGGCCAGAGCCATAAGCGGGAAGACCTTGTTCAATACGCTTCCTCGCTCGTTTTTCTTTATGTGCATTACTTTTACAAGTCTTGCATCTACTTTCATTGTCACGGCCTGGTTCTTTTTCTTTCTTGCATGTACTGCAATAAATACTTCTTCCCATATACGCACTCCTATGTTATTGGGGTACGTATATGGTATCATATTTTACAATGGTAGAACGATTCTCATACTATTCTCGGCTACAAGGCTGGATCCCCAAATTGCATCTCTAACATAGGCTCTATTATTAAGTCCGAACTGCGAACCAAAATAGTGTCTGATGGACGCACCAGAATCTGGATCGGTCATATTCACAGTAGTGAACGGACTTTCGTCTGGAAGGCGAGGCATTGCCAAATAGAATTGGTCACCGGACATCAAGCAACCAGCTCTGTGACTTGGTAATGGTGTAACAGTCATGCCAACAGCAATAGCATTATTTAAATTTTGGTTAGCATTTTGTGCTGAAACCAAACCAACGCCATTGATAGTTTGAACTGAAACTGTAACCGCACCAGCAACAGTAGCCGCATCAGCAATTGCACGAAACTGTACAGGCTGAGTTGACACTTCATGACCAATGAACGTTAGGAAGCGCATGTTTGGCTGTCCACTTACGCCGTCATTGAACTGGAATAAATCCCCAGCTTTAATAGCATCAGCATCTGTACCAGTAGTAGGCTCACTAAAAGTAATAGTGGTTACGTTTGCGCCAGTCGCATCATTGGTTGAAACAACGGTCATAATGTTATTAGGAGCAGCAGTGTTACCAATTGTTCCAGACACGTGAGTAGGTAGAAGATTTGATTCATACCAGTCAGTATTTGAAAACTTGCCCAATTCCCATGAGTTAGCTATGTCATTATTACGAGTAGTAGCAAACTGATTCAAGCCAGTTCCAACGATAGCCGGAATACTTGACACAGGTAAGATACCCATCATTTTATGAGTCGCAGCACCAAATGAATTGAAGTTAGCAACCGCTTGAGCTAATTGTGTGTAGCTGCTGATTGGTGTAACACCATCACCGTAAAAGCGGAAAGGGCCACTATCTACTTGAGCTGTAAGATAATTAGCGTTTTGAGGGTCATTAACTACAACACCAGATACAAAGTTCTTTAATATATCAGCTTCGATTTTAGAACCAAGCTCTTTCATAGCAGCCATACCAAATCTATCCATATAATCACGTACGTTGAATATGAATTGTTGATCAGTATAAGCAGCTGAAACGTTTTGTGCTTGTGAACAAGTTAAAGTCTGAACGCGCTGTGTGGAAGGCTGTTCAGTAATTTGTAAACCGGCATAAGAAATATAGCGAGGTGTGGTGTCAAAAGTAACACTGTCACCAAGGTTAGCGGTTAGGTCGTTAAAGTTTTTAAATTTTTTGTTAGCTTGTGAAATACCAACAAATGAATTCAATAGCCAAGCTAATTCAGCTTTTTGATATGTTTGTACGGTCTGTAAGACATTGACAGGCGTAGCCATAATAACACTCCAAATAAAGTAAGTTCGGAGATAACGCAGCAACGCCTATAGTTTTTTATCCTCGGAACATTTTCCGAAAATCATCAACCGACATTGAACCGTTATCCATTCCAGCGTTCATTGAAGGTTTAAGTTGACCCATTGGATCTCGAGCTTGAGCATCTTGAGCGACAGCCTTTTGGTTTTGCTTGATTGATGCACTCAAATCTTGCATTGCCTTTTGGGCTAACTTAGGTTGCGCATACATCAACGTTAATACATTACCCATTTTCATAGGGTTCTCCATTAATTCGTTCATAATATCCGCGGTGTTCTCCATGTTGTTCGCCAACTCAACAAGTGGCGCCATAGAGTTATAATCTAAGTCGTTCAGTTTTGCTTCTAGTTCAGGGTATTTCTCTGCCGCTGCCTGCATCTTGCCAACAAATGAATTAACCGTTTGCTCGGTTCTCATGTTGTTAACGTGATCTTGCAACAACTGAGGCGTTCTTTCCGCAATCATTCGCTCAATATCAGCCGCCGACATCTGTTGCATGCCGCCCATTTGTGACGGGGCCGCTTGCTGCTGCTGTGGCTCTGGTACGACCGGTGGTGCTACTTGTTCGTTTTGTGATTGCATGAGTGCCTCTTGTTTGCCTTTTTCAAAAGCCTTCTGACGTTCCCGCTCTACAATCTTTGACACAGTAGCTTTCGATAGCATGTCATTAGCAGTCTCACCTTGAGCTTCTAAAGCAGGAGTTACACCCTGTTCTACATTCTCTAAATCTTCAGTCATCTTAAACCTCATATCGACTTTTTTTCGGTGTCACCGTAAATAACAATGCATTACGTGCAAAGATTCGGCCAGGTTGTCGTTTGGCGACGTAGGGTACTTCTTATAGTGCAATTATTGGCTTATTTGTATCGAGTGTCAAGAGCAATCGTAACGCCCCAATACATTTTACTTGCGGCAAGACTTCTTCACTACTTTCTTTGCAGCTACTGCTTTTTTTGCAGGTGCTTTCTTAGCTGCGGCCTTCTTCTTTTCCATACCAACTTCACCATACGCAGCACCTTGTGCTCTTTTTGTGCTATAACCTGCGTCTTTCATAACTTCGATATTATGACGCATGCCTTTTCCTGTTGCTGCTTTCTTGCTTTTAATTAGTTTCATTTCTTTTTCCCCTTCGACAGTACTTTATTAGCCTTCGAATCAATCTTTTTCTTAGCTGAAGCCGACAGCTTACCCGCTTTTACCATCTGCGTTGCGCGAGCTTTTGCGTTTGCAGCGTGAGATTTGTCTGGCATCGGATACTTGCGCTCACCCGGCAAGCCAAACTCTTTTTTTGGCACGGCTTTTCGTGCCTTAGCTGTTAATGTAGCCATTACTTACTCTCCGGTGACTGGTAAAACCAAGTGCTCAACGTATCGAAACAACAAATCCAAATAACGCCGAACCTCTTTAGTGAACATATCCATAAGGTCATCACCGTACTTCGTAATGACCGCCTGTAGAATCGAAGCTAGCATACCAAAAATTAAGTTAGCCATAACGTTCTCCTAGGTTTCAACTTAAGTTTAGACCTGCGGAGACGTTCTAGCAAATCTACCTTTCTCGCCTATCGTATAGTTTTGATACTAATTCATTACGGTGAGCCGTTGTTGAACCAGTTGTGTGCTTGTACATCGTCTTCATTATCGCTTCGCGGCTATGTCCGTCACGCTCAAGCTTTGCAATTCCGCCGCGTTGCTCTAAATCGCGAATGGTTATTTTAGGTTTAGTCATAATTGTAGTCCTTATTGCTTTGTGACATTTTATGCTCAAGCTCACGCTCAGCCAATGTAGCTGAATGAGTTTTGATTTGTTGGTCATGCTCGCGGCTTCTTATTTCAGCAAGTTTTGCTGCGGTCTCCAAGCTGTGTACTTCAAGACTCGTCTGGCTCTCTTCCAATCGTACAGCACTGTCTATTTGAGCCTGAGAAATCTTAGCTTCTGCCTCCATAATTTTAGCATCGGCCAGTTCTTTTTCAGTCGCCATTTTAGCAATTTGGATTTGAGTATCAATCTCATCTTGTTTCGCCTGACTCTGAACCTTCATCATCTCAGCTTGCGCTTTAATCATTTGAGGGTCGTTTTGCATTGCTTGTTGTTGCATTTGCATAGCTTGTTGCTGTTGTTGTTTCTGCTGCTGTAACCACTCAGGGATTGCTTCTTGCAACTCGTCAGAACCATAAACCGTTAGATTCTTAATTAAAATCTTCAAGCCTTGCTCTGAATTCATGAACTTACCAAACTCTTCAGACACGCTCATCAACTGAATCATCTGTTGCAATGCTTGGTTTTTCTGAACCTGGAAGTTAACGCCCGCTTCAATCTGGCAATGAATGGCACGCTCATCATAATCAAGATACGGTCGACCGTCGCGGTTAATCTCGGAATACTCCGACTCACCGTGCAAATCAACGATAGGAATAGACCGCTCACCAACCAAGTATTTCGGCATCAAATCAACAATAATGTTTCCTATCTGCGTTAAGCCTTGCAGATAACCAACAACATAAGGCATCGCTGCAGAATTACCAACACTTGCTGATTCAATAACCGCTTTACCAGACAAGTCATTATCGTTTTTACCTAAGTTACTTGCGTAACTTCCCAATATCGCTTGCGTTGTTGGATCAGACATTTGAAACGCCATGCTTACTTCTTGAGGCAATGGCGGATTAACGACTTCTCTGATGGGATTAGGAATTGGCTTATCAGGATTATTCTCAGAGTACGCATTCACAACAACTGTTGTCGCACGCTGGATATCTGTAAACGCTTCCAAATAATCTTTTTCCTGCGGAATGGCCTCTTTCATCACAATGAACTTGTGTTGAATTAAGTTTTCCATGTAGTTCGCTGTACACATACCTGCAAAATTCTTTAAGTCTTGCGCACCTTTCGCATGATAAACATAAGGCCGCGTCATCTGATACGTTGTATTTGTCGAACCTTGTGTCAGAATCACACTATTGCCATCGATGAAAACGTGCGGCAAGTACGTGTAATCGGTTTCTTCGTATTCGAGGATTTGAGATTCAACCAGTTTATAACGACAAATGGTTTCAAGTTCTGTCATTCGAGGCTTGCCAACCGGAACAGGTAACTGTTCGATGAATTGCTGTTCTAGCCAATATAATTTAAGTTGCTCGTACTTTTTCTCAGTAATGACACGACCGTTAGCAAGCTTTAAAATCTTAACTTTTCTCTTTTTCTTTTCGTAGTAGTCAGCAAGCAGGACTATTTTTTGATTCTGATTGTCTTTGTATGACCAATTGAATCCCTCCATATCACGCGCAAATCCTAGTCCTGTAACCTGAACGTTCGGATAGTCTTTGTTAAATTCTTCTAACAACATCGGATACAGCTCAAAACTATACGCGCCATCACCTTTGTGACTTGCGCGAGCCATGGGGTCAAAGCCGCAAATAGTCGGGTCGAACACACGCGTTAAATAAATTTGTTGGTTAAAGCTCATAGGGCTTGAGTAGTCAGTCCACACCTTAGCAACGGAATAACCACCAGCTAGCAAATCTTTATAAATCTCATAGCTAAACGAGTTTTTATTTGCTTCATACATAATATGACGAACATGACCCTCAACAATATCAAGCACCTCAGTTGGTACCGGCACGCCTTCAGCAGGCGTAATAGAAATACTAGGCTCGTGCTTTGAGAATTCACCAAGCAACCGGCTAATGTACGCTTCAAGAATGTTGAACTCAAGGACTGGTCGTTGCAATTGAACAGCCAACGCTCTTTGCTGCGTGTTAATCGATTCTTTAAAGACGTATTTTTTAAAAGCATGGTAGCGTTTAACATTATCTTGGAAGTACAAATAAGATGTGGAGACGTTCTTTTTGATACGTACCAGTTGTTCACCAGCCGTTTTAGTCACTGCCATAATATAAGCTCCTAGCTCGCATTTGGTTCTTTTGGTTTTGCATGATTGTAACAGCAACGTTAGTATCTTGTTTAGTATTTACGTGCAATGTTTTATCGATTAGGGCCATTTTAATCGCATCAACTAGTGTATCGGCGATATCATCATGACGATGGGTATCATTCGCCGTAATCTTACTCATGTGATCTAAACACATCTTTGCATGCTTTGCACCGTGCGTAAACGATACTCGTTTTGACGCAATATATGGTTGGGATTCTAAAAATCGTTGGGTCTTACTACCACTTGCTCGCGTTCTGTCGATTTGTCGTATCTGTAAGCCACGCAACTCACCAAGTACAGACACAAGTGTAACCCCTGTGCTTTTCTTCTCGATAGCCGCAATCATTGGTGGCATGGGGTGGGACATACAGCCTTGCCAGAACTCTATAAACGCTGCTTTTAAATCTTTGGGTTCAATGCGTAACTCAACACTATCAAGCCAGTGTAAGCCCATTTCACCCGTTTTCTTTCCGAACGCTTCTATCTCATACATACCGAAAAAGCTAAACACGGTTGCGTCATTCCAGCTTTTGCTTGTTTCAGCTGTATCAGCTGTGATGAACGTTAGTAACATTTTTGGTTCTTCGTCCATCATTTCAAACCATTCGGGTTTAAACAGCGCGCCGCCTGCGGGGATTGGGTCTTGCATGTACTGTGATGAAAAAACGTAGGGGTCATGTTTTTGCTTTATGCGTAGCGATTCTAACGAGTTGACTTCGGGGTACATAGCGTTACCAGCCTCGTCAATACTTTTAAGTATGACCGTATCCCAGTGATACCCATCTTTGCCAGCCAACAAGTACGCAGCTAAGTCGTCTTCATGCAAACGTTGGCCAATAAAGATAAATGGTACGTTACTACCACGCGCTCGCTGTTGAATGGTTTCGCGATAGTTGTCTTGTACTGATAGCCGAATTGTATCGCTGTTTGCTTCGTCGGGCTTGATTGGATCATCTATTATCAAACCACCAGTAAATCTATCCATGCCTGGAAGACCGGCATCGTTACCAACGATAGACCCACCAGAACCAAATGCAGCCACCGCACCACCGGCTGTAGTCTGGAAAAACTCTTTACCTCGCGCGTCATGACGAATAGCTACATCAAACAAGTATTTGTAGTGCGGTAATTGAATGATACGTCTAACAGTTTCTGTGTGTTTAGCTGCTAACGATTTACTATAAGATATATAAAGATAACGAGAGTCGGGGTAACTTGCTAACGTCCACGCAATCCACATTGTTACAAGCGTTGATTTACCAGAGCCTGGGCTTACATTAATTAATAGCCTCTGGGTTTCAAGTTCAAGTCGTGCTGCGCGTGTTAATGCGCGCGCAATAGTTATTTGATGTGATTCACGGCCTTGCGGCTTGCTTATTATGAACTCACGAGACGTTAGCAACGGATAAAAATACTGACAAAAACGTATAAGCGAACCTTTCAGCTCGCTTGCTAGCTCTTCTTTATCTATATCTATATCGAGAGCCATTAACTACCGCCGTCAGTAATCTGATTTATGCTTCTCATCAAGCTTGGCGCGCAAGTCTTCAAGCTCTCGTTTAATCTTGTCGTTTTCCCACTCAAGTTCTTCAATAACATCTTTTTCACGCCATCTAGCGCGTGTTTTTAACCAGAATATTTGAGCTGATAAATCGTCTTGCATTACAGCTTTATTAAACAAGCCTCTGGCTACTTGCGCGTTTGCGTGAATAGCAGCTGTTTCTAGCTCTCTTTTGTAGTACTTGGCTAGTGTTTTCATATCAATATTCAAGTACGTAGATATTTGTTCGCGAGTATTCCCAAAGCTAACCAGCGCTTTCACTTCTATACGACTCTTTTCAGATGCTTCATAAGACAGAAACAAGCCGCCCTCATCACGCTCCGGCATTTTTTTACTCATGTTAATTCCTCCAGGTTGGCTGTCTTACCGCTATATTGTTCGTATCGCTTTATAATTACATCGCAGTATTTTGGGTCAAGCTCCATCATAAAGCATTTTCTTTTGAGTTTCTCGCAGGCTATTAGTGTTGAGCCTGAGCCGCCGAATAGGTCGAGTACTGATTTGCCTTTTGGGTCAAGCTCAGTAATACACCACTCGGCCAGGACAATTGGTTTTTGTGTTGGGTGAACTCTGCCTACACCTTGCTCTGAGCCTTTAATCATGCCCTTCCATAAATGCCTAAATATCCTCACCGATTCTTTTGTTGGATGCTTAACATAGGCTATTTCGCAATCAGAATTCATATCGCGCTGTTTTTCTTCAACGCGTTTATCCCATATCAACCAGCATGGCGAAGGAGGAAGTTTATGGGCATAATAATTCCCGCCCCAATAACATATAATATTAGATAAAGTTTCGCATATTGAGTAAGTAGCCAACGCGGTATCTATCGAATCGTCACCTATAATCTTGCTAAACTTATTCCCTTTGCATTTGCGGGTTCGACTCGGAAAATCTCGATCTGTTTCTTCATTGATACCGTAAGGCGGATCAGTAAACACCATATCAGCCTTCACGCCATCCATCAGTTTATCAACCGCATCAATGCTAGTGCTATCACCACACATCAACCGATGCTCACCAAGCAACCACACATCACCAAGTTTAGTAATCGGCTCCTCAGGCACATCAGGACATTCGTCCTCATCACAAAAAACTTCCGGGTCGTCATTGGGGAATATGTCGCACAACTCATCAAGGTCAAACCCTGTTAATGACAAATCAAAATCAGAATCTTTTAGCGCTTCAAACTCTTTACGAAGTACGTCAAAGTCCCAACCAGCATTCAAAGCCAACTTATTATCGGCAATCACATACGCAATCTTTTGCTCATGAGTAAGATGCGACAGCACTACACAAGGTATTTCTTCTAAACCAAGTTTAACCGCGGCATCATGACGACAATGACCCGCAATTATCACATTGTTTTCATCAATTAAAATAGGATTAGTAAAGCCAAACTCTTGAATAGAACGGACAACTTGCTCAATCTGAACATCCGAATGAGTGCGCGAATTATGCTCGTATTTCCTGATTAACTCGATCTTTTCTTTTTTATAAGAAGGATGCGTTTTAGTCATTCTGTTAGCTCGTTGGGCGAAACAGGTTCAACAACTTTCTTAACAGGCGTACGCACACGCTTACGCTTAATCACTGGCACCTCAACCTCAACAAACCCAATACCACAACAAACCGGACAATCTTTCAGTATATTGCCAAGTGCAATTATTTCTTTACGACCACAACAAGCATCACATCTAGTATATTTCATAGTACGCCTTCATCATCTTGATCCGCAACATCACTCGTGACAAATACGCATCAAGCATCTCTTTGTTGTTAACATCGTGAACGTATCGTTCGAATTCAAACATTTATTTATTCACAAAAATTGAGGATAACTTGGGTATAAGTGTACCAAACCCCCAGTCTATACGCAATTAACGCGATGCTCAAAATAAATCAGTCGTAATATTGACACCGCCAACAAGATGGCGTATAATTCTTTACATGCAATGACGCATATAATATATAAAAGGTGATTTAGATGAACAAATATCAACTATTCGCAGTAAACCATTACCTGTCAGACTACGACATCATATTAAAATTCGACGATATTCTTGCGGCCTTAGCTGACAACGACACCTCATCAGCAACGCTTGCCGAGGCGTATCAACATTTGACTTTAGAAGAAGCGGCTGATGACATTTATCAAATGGCTTGTGATTTGGAAAAGCTGTTATGAGCACAATACACACAGACTACGACATAGACCGCCGAGAATGGACAGCTATACACGATGGGTATGATGGCGGCATGATTGACTATGAAACGCCAAGTGACGATCCAATCGGGTTTGGTGATACCGAGCTTGAAGCGATTACTGACTTGTTGGAGCGTGGAGAATGAGCATACGAAACTACTTAACGCTGTCTAAAGTATCAGTTGATTCCATGGCATTAGGGAACGCCATCATAAGCCTTTCATTTGAAGATTCAGCAGAGACTACTATTTTAAAGCTAGATGAGCTTGAAGATTTGGAGTGTAAGCTTGTTGATATATCGCATGCTATCAGCATGTTTCGGCGTAGTGTTGTCATGCCGGAGGACGCGCAATGATACTAGCAACAGGCTGGCTATTAATGTATTCATTCGTAGCGCCATTAAACCCTGATTATAACTATCACGCAACGATGAAGTTTGAGCAGATAGAGCAATGTATAGAGCGTGGCAAGTCCGCGTGGTATCAGCGCTATCATAGCAACATACCGAAGTGGGTTGACGGTGACATGAGTGTTGTGTGCCGAAATCGGGAGAATACGTATGACTTTCGGGTGATTGTTTGTAACGATGCGGGGGTGTGTGGTGTTACTGCTTAAAGCTAATGAACGAACATCGGCTTGGCCAGGGTCACGGTCATGGTCAGGGTCATGGTCATGGTCAGGGTCATGGTCAAGGTCAGGGTCAGGGTCAAGGTCACGGTCAGGGTCACAGTCAGGGTTATGGTCACGGTCACGGTCGCGGTCAGGGTTCCGGTCAAAATCAAGGGTATGGTCACGGTCAAGTCAAACATAACTTAACTAAGGAAATAAAATGCAAGATATGAAAGTAAGTGAATTAATGACAGTAGTAAACGCGTTAAACAGCGGTTCAAAACAAGAAGATTGCAGTCCGTGGGTTGTAGGAAAGAAGTACTTTGTAAGGACGGTAACAATGCATATTGTTGGTGAGCTTGTAGCTATTACTGACAAAGAGCTACTAATGATAAATGCAAGCTGGGTTGCAGATTCTGGCCGTTTTAACAACGCATTAAAAACAGGTGTGCTTGATGAAGTAGAGCCATTCGTGAACGACGTTATTGTTAATCGTAATAGCGTCATTGATGCTACGGTTTGGGGTCATGCGTTGCCTGTTGAAGTTAATTAATGTTGTTGCTTAAGGCTAATGAACGAACATCGCCATGGCCAGGGTCACGGTCATGGTCAAGGTCTTGGCCAGGGATGTGGTCACGGGTAAGGTCGTGGTCAGGGTCACAGTCAGGGTTAGGGGCAAGGTCAGGGTCACGGTCAAGGTCGTGGTTCCGGTCAAAATCAAACTAAACGGGAAACAAAAGATGGATATTTTAGAACTAAAAGAACAAATCGATATCGCATGCAGGAACAATCCGCAGGGCTATGAACTACAGATTGGAAGCATGAAGTCATACATGTACAGATTCGAGCTTGAGCAAGTAATGCAGAACTGTAGGAACATCGCTTATGCGATTGATGTTGAGCTTAGCAAGCCAAACTTACAGG